AGTATATGAAAGAGGTTCAAAAGGAGCGCACAGAAAGACTAAATATAACTGCGGAAAGGGTTTTAGAAGAACTTGCTTCAATTGCTTTTGCAGATAAGGGTGATAAGGATATTCCAGCAGCCGCAAAGAACAAAGCATTAGAGCTAATCCAAAAGCAGATAGGAGCGCAAGCACCTACTAAACTTGAAGCTGATGTGAACTCACAGGTGGTATTCATTGATGATACAGATAAGGTTGAGTGAAAAGATAGGTAAAGGTTATTCAAGCTTTTGGAAATTTCGTGGAAGATATTTGGTTGTGAAGGGAAGCAGAGCAAGTAAGAAATCTACAACTGCTGCTATGAAGATTGTTTACAACCTTATGAAGTATCCTTTGTCTAATGCGCTGGTTGTAAGACAAGTATTTAATACTCAAAGAGATAGCACCTTTAAACAACTACAATGGGCAGTTAATTACTTGAATGTAGCAAATCTATGGAAGTTTACCGTATCTCCATTAGAAGCAACATATATTCCAACAGGGCAAAAGATTTATTTTAGAGGTTTAGACAATCCAGAATCAATTACATCAATTACTGTTCCTTTTGGATTTATAAACTTTGTCTGGTTTGAAGAAGCATACCAGATTAGAAAAGAAGATGATTTTAATAAGATTGATTTGTCTATAAGAGGGGATTTGCCGCAAGGCTATTACAAACAAATCATTCTTACTTTCAATCCTTGGAGTGATAAGAGTTGGCTCAAAGCTAGATTCTTTGATACTCCCAATACTGATGATAAATTAGCGCTCACCACAAACTATTTATGTAATGAATGGTTAGGCGCTGATGATTTAAAAGTATTTGAGGATATGAAAAAATCTCCTCGCAGATACTCTATTGAGGGATTAGGAGAATGGGGTATCAGTGAAGGTTTAATCTTTGATAATTGGAGAGTTGAAGATTTTGATATTCAAAGTTTGGATTTTCCACTTTATCTAGGATTGGACTTTGGATATAAAGACCCAACAGCTATTGCTGCTCTTCGCGTGGATGAAAAGAACAAGAGGATTTACTGGTGCCAAGAGTTCTATAAAACCAACCAGCTTCTTGAACAGATTGCGGATTGGCTAATAGAAAATGGCTACTCTAAATCTATCATTCAATGTGACAGCGCGGAACCTCGCAGCATAGAAGAGTTAAAGCGCCTTGGTATTACTCGCGCCAAGCCAGTAAAGAAAGGCCAAGGTTCAATAATGGAAGGGATACGAAAGCTACAAGAGTATGAGATTATAGTTCATCCTTCTTGCCCTAATGCAGAGATAGAGTTTAGCAACTATCAATTTGCAAAGGATAAGTTTGATAACTGGACAGATAAGCCAGAGGATGGAAACTATAACCACTTAATGGATGCTGCGCGCTATGCTGTGAGAGAACTTAATAAGAACAAGTTAAGGACATTAGGAAAGAATGTTCTATGAGGGGGATTTAAATGTATTTTATTAACAGTTTAGATGAACTAACAAATGCTAAGGTTCAGAAGATAATTCAGCTCTGGCGCGGTAATGAGTTAGTTCAACTTGAAAAGTATAAAGATTACTATGATGGCAAGCAAGAGATACAGAACAAATATGTAGAAGATTCTACAAAGCCTTGCAATAAGATTACAGTGAATCAATGCTATAGAGTTGTTCAATCTTATTGTGGATATATAAGTGGTATTCCTATTTCTTACAATAGTGATGAAGATATAAGTGATATTCTTGAGATTCTTAAATATAACGATTATCACAAAGAGGATAACCAGTTATTGCGCGATGCTCTAATTTATGGAGTAGCTTATGAACTTAACTACTTAGATGAAGAAGCACAACAGAGATTCATTTACTTGAATCCAACAGAAGTAATTCCTGTTTATAAGAATGATTTAGAGAGAAGTCTTCTTGCAGTTATAAGGCTCTATTCTGCTAATGATGTAGATGATGTAAGTAAGAACTTTCTTGATATTTATACTGATACAGAATTGCGCCACTACCAAACAGATATGAGTTTTTCTGCTATGAAACTTCTATCTGTCGAGCGCCACTACTATGGACAGGTTCCAGTAGTTGAGTTTGAGCTTAATCAAGATAGAACTTCTATCTTTGCGCAGATTATGGATTTGCAAGATGCATACAATAAGCTCTTATCTGCTAATGTAGATGATTATGAAGCCTTTGTTGATTCTTACATGTATCTGAAAGGATTAACCGCAGATGAAGAAGAGCTGGCGCGCATGAAGGTTAATAGAATCCTTTTACTGGATGAAGATTCTGATGCTGGCTATATTACAAAGCCAGATAACAGTGAAGGTGTTAAGAACCTTTTAGATAAGATTGAAGATAGGATTGAACGCATTGCACAAGCGCCAGATTTTAATGATGAAAGCTTTGGTAATGCTTCTGGTATCTCTATCAAATATAAACTGCTAGGTATGGAAAATATCTGCTCCAATATTGAAGCTAACATGCGCCAAGCCTTGCAGAAGAGATTAGAACTTATCTGTGCAATCCAGCGCTTAACCGCAAGTGAATTTGTTTGGAGAGATGTGAATATTGTATTTACTCGCAACATTCCAGTTAATGAAACTGAACAAGCTGAACTTATCAATAAGTTAAGAGGATTAGTTAGTGATAAGACATTACTTTCTCTTTTAAGCTTCATACCAGATATTGATAAAGAAGTTGAGCTATTAGAAGAACAGAACAGCTCTTCACTTTATGATTTTGGTGGTGAGGATGATGAGTAAGTATTGGCAAAAGAGAGAAGCAGAACAGAGATTACGTTATCAGTTAAAGACAGAGAAAGAAATAGAAAAAGAGTTAGAAAAGCTTTATCGCGCAGCCGCAGATAAAGTAATAAGAGATATGGAACTTATTTATCCTTCTCTTTTAGAAGATGAGGTGCTTGCTAATTACTATTACAGATACAAGAGATATTACCAGTTAAGAGAGAAGATAAATAAGCGATTATCCAAGCTTGGAAAGAAGGAGCTGGAATTACTAGAAGAGAAGTTTGAAAAAATGTATAAGTATTCTTCTTGGAAAACCTTAGAGGGTATGAACTTTTCTATTGATAACAAGATGGAATTAGAAAAGATTGTTCAATCTCTTTGGGATAACAGAACCTCTTGGAGTAAAACAGTTTGGTGTAAAGATGGACTCAATGGCGCGCAAAGAGTAGAGAAAACAATGAGTAAATTACAGAATAGGCTTGAGAAAGGAATGTCTGATTGCGTGTTAAGAGGAGCAAGTAAAGATGAACTTATAAGAGAATTGAAAGCCACTTTTGGGGTTAGCTTTTCAGAAGCAGATAGATTAGCAAGGACAGAACTTACTTACATCCAGAACCAAGCTACAAAAGATAGTTATATTAAAGCTGGGGTTACTCAGTATGAATATTTAGCTGAAATAGATAATAGAACAAGTGAAATTTGTGCTGAAATGAATGGCCAGCGCTTTGATGTTGCGGCCGCAGTGGTTGGTGTAAATTATCCACCACTTCATGCTAACTGTCGTTCTACTGTTTTAGCTGTGATTGATTAATGATAGGAAAACCTATTTAATTTATAAACCATTTTGAAAATTGCTTGTCTTTTTATAGGGGTAGACATTAAAGAACAACTAAATATATAGGGTTATTTAAGGAGATAAAACTATGGAAGATAAAACAAACACAAACCTTGGTGCTGAAAACCAAGAAAATAAAGATGTGAAAACCTATACACAGGAAGAGGTTGATGCGCTGCTTCAACAGGAAACTGATAGAAGGATTAGCTCCGCGCAAAAGAAGTGGGAAAAGAAAAGCCAAGAGAAAGTAAGAGAAGCAGAGAAGCTTGCGAAGCTATCCGAACAAGAGCGTTTCCAATATGAGTTAGAGCAGAGAGAAAAAGCCATTGCTGAAAAAGAAAAACAAATGGCGCTTATGGAGAATAAAGCCGAAGCATCAAAGGCTCTTAATGAGCGTGGGATTTCAATTGCATTAGCTGATTTCGTAGTGGCAGAGGATGCCGACACTATGATGGAAAACATTAAGTTATTAGAGGATGAGTTTAAGAAATCAGTTAGGGCAGAAGTGGAAAAAAGATTAGCTGGAAGTTCTCCAAAAAAGAATCTTGGAGACAGTAGAGGTATGACAAGAGAAGAGTTTAGGAAACTTTCTTTTGCTCAACAAACTGATTTACTAAATGAAAACCCAGATGTTTATGAAAAGTTTTTTGATTAAGGAGAGTATATAAAATGGCAAATACAGTTTATGCTAACAAAGTCATTAGCGCTAAAGCTACTGATTTACTTATGACAAGCTTAAATCATAGAAGCCTTATGACTATTGATACAGATTTACAAGGTAGTGAAGGTATGACTAAAACAATCAATACCTACACTTATACTGGTGAAGCAGAAGTTCTTGCTGCTGGTGTTGGTTCAACTGCTGGTAAAAGAGGTTCTGTTGCTTATGTTGGTAATGATTACACTGTTCAGTGCATCCAGCAAGCATTTGATTATCTTGATGAAGACTTCATGAAAGATAATAAAGTTGTTGATGTTGCTACTACTGGCGCAACACAGGTTATGGTAAATTTCTTAACTGATAAGTTCTATGCTGCTCTTGCTACAACTTCTTCTGGTTCTGAATTAGTTGGTAAGACAGAATTTGCTAATGGTTCTGCTATTAGTTATGACACAATTGTTGATGCTATCAGCGATATGAATATTGAAGATGAGAGCAAGCTTGTTCTTGTAATTCCTAATGAATGGAAAGCTGATTTAAGAAAGGATGATGATTATAAATCTGCAAGAATGGGAGAAGTAATCTATAATGGACAGGTTGGCCAGATTGCTGGTATTCCTGTTGTTGCAACTAAGGCTCTTAATCATACTGCTACTGCTGCTGCAAAAGCTTATCTGTTAACACCAGAAGCAGTAACGCTCTTTGTTAAGAAGAATGTTGAAGTTGAACAAGATAGAAACAGCGATACAAGAGCTAATGCAGTATATCTTCGTGAATACTACATTTGCGCTCTCACTGATGCTACAAAGGCAAGAAAGATTGTAGAAGCTGCTGCTGCACAACAAGGCCAGAGCTAATTAACTATAAGAGAGGTGAAGAAATATGGCAATGATTGACGATATTCAAACCTTAACCAACTGTGATAATACACAAGTTCTTAACCTCTTAATTAACCAATGCAAGTTAATTGCTACTGATTACTGTAATCTTGATGAATACAGCGATAAGTTAGATGAAGTGGTTAAGGTTATGGTTTGTGAGAGATTTAATAAACTTTCTGCTGATGGTATTTCTTCACAAAGTTATTCTGGAATAAGTGAAAGTTATACAGATGATTTTAGCCCAATGATTTACAAGTCATTGAGAAAA